TTTTAAAGAACAATTAAAAATGGTTCAAGAAGGTGGCACATACATGGGAGATGATGCATACAGGTCCATGGAAAAGAAAGCATCAGATAATCCAGACGGGTATAAAAAAATGCCCGAATGGTTGCGAAAAGCCCATGCAGAGGCTAAAGCTCGCAGAAAAAGTCAAAAAAAGACTTGACTTTGATAAATAGATTTGTTATAATAAGTTCATGATGTATGTCATGGACACTAGGCTAATAAAAGAATAGTGATTTAGGCACAAACATAGGCTAATATAGGAGAAATAATATGGCTACACTAGCAGAAATACGAGCAAAGCTCTTAGAGAAAGAGCAACGCACCGGCGGAGGTTTTCAATCCGACAACGCAATTTACGCATTCTGGAATATCCCAGAAAATTCAACAGCAACTTTAAGATTTTTACCAGACTTAGATGAAACGAATACGTTCTTTTGGAAAGAGCGTCAAATGATTCGTTTATCATTTCCTGGTATCAAAGGACAGGACGAATCACGTAGTGTGACAGTCCAAGTTCCTTGTGTAGAAATGTGGGGCGATGCATGTCCAGTACATGCTGAAATTCGTCCTTGGTTTAAAGATCCTAGTCTCGAAGACGAAGGTCGTAAGTATTGGAAAAAGCGATCTTATATCTTTCAAGGATTTGTTACTGATAATCCATGGGGCGACGATACACCACCAGAAAATCCAATTCGCAGATTTGTTATAAATCCGTCTATTTACAAAATTATTTCGGCGGCATTAATGGATCCTGACTTTGCAGAAATTCCAACAGATTTTGAAGCAGGAACTGACTTTAAATTAACTAAAACCCAAAAAGGTCAGTATGCAGATTATACTACTTCAACTTGGGCTCGTCGAGAGCGTAGTTTAGACCAAACTGAACGAGATGCAATCCAAACTAATGGTTTATTTAATCTTAATGATTATATGCCAAAACGTCCAAACAATGATGAGATTAAAATTATCTTTGAAATGTTTGAATCATCTGTAGCAGGAGAACTATATGATCCAGAACGTTTTGGTTCGTATTATACTCCACAGGGTGTTCAGCTGACAAACAGACCAGCACCTAGCGGCCCGTCGCAGGTTTCTAAAACACCTGAACCAGTTGTTGCAGAAACAACAACAACTCCTACCAAAGAGAAAGTTGAAACTGAAACTGAAACTGAAGGCGGAGAAAAACCTTCAGCGGATCAAATTCTTAAAATGATTCGTGAGCGAAAAGCTCAATAATTTTATTCAAAGGGGAACATCCAGTTCCCCTTTTACTTTCACTTTAGAGGAAATAAATGAAACCATTTGATATATCAAAATTTAGAAAAAGTATTACAAAAGCAGTTCCAGGAATGTCGAGCGGATTCCACGACCCCGTAGATTGGATTAGTACTGGAAATTTAGCACTTAATTTTTTAATTTCAGGAGATTTTAATAGAGGAATACCTTTAGGGAGGGTTACCTGTCTTGCTGGAGAAAGCGGAAGCGGAAAAAGTTTCATTGCCAGTGGAAACTTAGTGCGTCATGCCCAACAGCAAGGCATCCTCCCTATTGTATTAGATTCAGAAAACGCCTTAGATTCAGATTGGTTATCTGCATTAGATGTAGATATTTCTGAAGATAAATTATTACGATTCGGCGTATCAATGATTGATGAAGTTGCAAAATTTATTAGTGAGTTTATGAAAGGCTACCGCGAACAATATGCAGATGTTCCATATGAAGAACGCCAGAAAGTTCTCTTTGTAGTAGATTCGTTAGGTATGCTACTTACACCAACTGATAAAGATCAATTTGAAAAAGGCGACATGAAGGGCGACATGGGTCGTAAGCCTAAGGCATTAACGGCCCTTGTTCGCAATAGTGTTAATTTACTTGCTGGAAATCCTGTAGGATTAATTGCTACTAATCATACATATGCATCACAAGATATGTTTGATCCAGATGATAAGATTAGTGGTGGGCAAGGATTTATATATGCTTCATCTATCGTTGTTGCAATGCGAAAACTAAAACTTAAAGAAGATGAAGAAGGCAATAAAATTACAGACATACGAGGTATTAGAGCGGCTTGCAAAGTAATGAAAACCCGTTTTGCAAAACCATTTGAAAGTGTGCAAATTAAAATACCGTATGATACTGGCATGGATCCGTATAGCGGATGTTTAGACTTATTTGAAAAAGCAGGAGTAATAGTTAAAGAAGGAAACAAACTAAAGTATACGACTGCAAAAGGTGAAGAAATTAAAGAATTCCGAAAGGGTTGGAATCACGAAAACCTACAAAAAGTTATAGATGATTTCAAAGAAAACGATGCTCCTCTGGTAAATAACGATGATGTGGTACCAGAGGAGGTAATCGATGAAGATGAGTGAACAGGAAGTTCATTTAATACATGACTTATGGGATGTTGTAAAATCATATTCTAATAATAAAGATCATGAAATATTATGTGAAGAATTGTTTGAAAAATTTGAAAACAATGGATTTGTTATTGAAGATAATGTTCGTGAACTTAGAGGATATGATGGAATCATGGATGATGTATTAAAAAACATGTATAGTGAAGAAGATGATTATGATGATGATTATTTAGATGGAGAAGATCCTGAAACATACGATTACTGATGAGTACATGGTATAGAAAAATACAAGAAGACTTAGGTGAACTTGTTAATTGCATATCGGCATACGAAGCCATACTTGACGAAGCAAGAGTAGAATGTGGCATGAAAGGTAACTTGGAAAAGTTATCTAGAGAAATGCCAGGTATTGTCGAGCATAGGTTTAATCAATTACAAGAAATAGAAGCAATATTAGAACACCTTAATATAGAGCTTCGTAAAAAACGATCCTTCGTTTTTAGAAAATTTACTGAACATTATAACAAAGCATTAAGTTCTAGAGATGCGGAAAAATATGTTGATGGGGAAGATGACATAGCCGACTTTCAACATTTAATCAATGAGTTTGCATTATTAAGAAATCGCTTTCATGGTCTTATAAAAGCCTTAGACGCAAAACAATTTCAAATTAATAATATTGTTAAACTGCGAGTAGCAGGATTGGAGGATATCGGTCTTTAATGGGAAGCACAGAAGATTATTTTTACAGAGTATGGTTACCTGAACAAAAAAGGAAAGAAAAAGAAGCAAAAACTGTTAAAAGTTTAATAGAATTGGTCGAAGAAATGAAAAAAGATAGAAAAAAAGAAGAAAAAAGGCCAGAAAATGAAGAAAAAGGTTGACCTTTTGGGTGCTAGATCGTATAATAGTTGTATGATGAATAAGAAAGCAAACATTAACCCAAAGCAAGGAAACGCTATGCAAGTAAATGCAAAAGTACACAACGGAGAATACGGTGGAAAACCAGTTGAAGGTTTAACTTTTCCGTTAGTAAAAGGATTTAATGTTGGTAAGAATGGTGGATTTATTACAGTAGATGGAGCCCATGTTCCAGGTTTTCCAGATCGTGAAATCCGCATTAAGCTCGTTAGCAAGAATGATTACGAAGTTGTTAATTCCTTCCAAGCTCAAGTAGAAGAGAATTCAAAAGAAGAAACAGTTAAAACTCCAGTAATAGTTAAAGAAGAAAAATCCGACGAAGAGCGTATTAAAGAAATTGCTGAACGTTTTGAGATTTTAGATGAAATGACACAGGGGTCCATTGATGGTGTAGTACGTGGGATGATTGTAACAGGACCTCCCGGAATTGGAAAAAGTTTTGGTGTTGAAAAAGTAATTGAAAAGAATAGCATGTTTGATAAACTTGCTGATAAGCCACTCAAGTATGGAACCGAAAAAGGTGCGGCAAGTGCAATTGGATTGTACCAGTTACTTTACAGGTATGCAGATCCAGGAAGCGTGTTGGTACTTGATGACTGTGATAGCATCCTTTGGGATGAAGTTAGTTTGAACTTGTTGAAGGCGGCACTTGATTCCAGTAGCAAGCGAATGATTAGTTGGAACACAGAGAGTTCAGCATTACGCAGAGAAGGTGTTCCAGAGAAATTTGAATTTTGCGGATCAGTTGTTTTTATTACAAACTTAAAGTTCGATAATGTTAAGAAAGGTAAACTTAAAGATCACTTAGAAGCAATCCTTTCAAGATGCCATTACTTGGACTTGACACTTGATACAATGCATGACAAGTTGCTCCGTGTAAAGCAGATTGTTGGAGACGGAATGCTTAAGAAGTATAATTTTAGTAAAGACGAAGAAGTAGGGCTCATTAATTACATGGAAGAGAATAAAGAAAAGTTGCGTGAAATGAGCTTGAGAATGGTAAACAAAATTGCAGATCTTAAGAAGATGGCGCCTGAGCGTTGGATGAGATTGGCAGAATCAACTTGCATGAAACGCAATTAATTATTATTAACACTTTAACAAAAAAGGAGTTCTTTGAACTCCTTTTTTTATGACCGAATGACAGAATGTTTGATTGAAATAAAAGATGAAGTAAATGTAAAGATACATGATCTTGATCTAATTACAAGAAGACAATTAGAAAAAAAGTTTAAGTACTTTTTACCACATGCATATCATGTACCTGCGTATAAATTAGGACGATGGGATGGATGTGTTTCCTTCTTTAGTATGGGGGGAGTTACTTATCTTAATTTATTAGATGAAATTATTCCTATACTTAATGAAAAATATGATATTAAACTTAAAGATAAACGAAAGAATCAAACATTTAATTTTGATGAAGTTACAAGCACCATACATGGTAAATTAACATGGCCTAAGAGTCATACACATGAAGGGCAAAATATTACACTTAGAGACTATCAAGTTGATGTTATAAATCAGTTTTTAGCAGAACCACAATGCCTACAGGAGATTGCTACAGGAGCAGGTAAAACGTTAATTACGGCTACTTTAAGTTACTCTGTAGAGCAATATGGGCGTAGTATAGTTATTGTACCTAATAAAGACCTTGTTACACAAACGGAAGATGACTATAAGAACTTGGGGCTCGATGTCGGGGTATTCTTTGGGGATAGAAAGGATATTGGTAAAACTCATACGATATGCACCTGGCAGAGCCTTAATTCAATGGACAAACGATTCAAAGATGGCGAAATTGATATGGGCCTTAAAACATTTGCTAAAGACGTAGTTTGTTTAATGGTCGATGAAGTACATATGGCTAAAGCAGATGTACTCCGTAAACTATTAACAGGGCCTTTTGCTACAATACCTATACGTTGGGGGCTTACTGGTACTATACCAAAAGAAGATTGGCAGTATGCTAGTTTAAAAGTGTCATTAGGCGATGTAATAAACAGATTAAGTGCATCAGATTTACAAGAGCAAGAAGTTCTTGCAAACTGTGAAATAAATATTATACAAGTACAGGATACTGTTGCATATCCTAATTATCAATCCGAACTTACCTACTTAACAACTAACGAAGATAGGATAGACTATCTTTCTGGTCTATTTAAAGATATAGTAAAAAATGGAAATACTTTAATTTTAGTAGACCGTATTAAGGCAGGACAAATGCTTCAAGAAAGGTTGGGCGATGAGAGCGTATTTATATCTGGATCAGTTAAATCAACAGATAGACGAGAACAATACAGCGAAGTACAAGATTCTGACAACAAAATCATTGTCGCTACTTATGGGGTTGCATCTATTGGCATCAATATTCCTAGGATATTCAATTTGGTCCTCGTTGAACCCGGAAAGAGCTTTGTACGAGTCATCCAATCAATTGGGCGAGGCATTCGAAAAGCACAAGATAAAGACTTTGTAAAAGTATGGGACATTACATCCTCGGCAAAGTTTAGTAAACGACATTTAACCAAACGCAAAAAGTTTTATACGGAAGCAAAATATCCGTTTACAATAGAAAAAGTTACAATATGAAAGTATTAACATTAGATAACCTACCTTATGAATTAGATAACGTACCAGAAGAAATAGATGATATACGTTATTCTGTGTTGGATTACACCGATCCTAATGACGCAGATTATGTTTTTATGCCTTTGGTATTCTTAGAATCATTTAATGCACCAGCCGCTGTATGTCGGATAGGCGAACATCAACTTAACATACCATTAGACTGGAGTCTAATTATTAGCGAACCTGATATTGGAGATGCAGAAATAATGCCATTAATGACATTAAATGATAGAAATTTTAAAGCATTTTGTTTTAATCCACTTACTGATATTATGCCTCAATTTTTACCAATTGGGATAGAAAATATATTTTCAGAAACTAAATGGTTTTTTCCTAAATTAAAACCTGGACATATTTTAACAATACCGTTAGAAGAGAAACCAAAACCAACATGTGCATATTTTGTAAAAGAAATTAATAAAGTTCCTGATATATTACGTATCGAACAAATATGGATTTAAATGTCTAGCGTTCCTTTAAAAGATGTTTGTTTAGCAATTGACAAACGAAACAAAACATTTTATAATACCTTAGATGCTGAGCAACAAAAAAAGTTTAGTGCATGGCTTTATATGCGATATGCTTCGAGTGTTGACGGCCCTATATTTAGAGATCATTATTTAGAAATGGTTAATGATCTTGTAAATGTTAATTTTAACGATTTAACAAAACATAAAGAATTACAGTGGTTGTTAATATCATTATGTGGTATAGGCAAGAAACAATTTCATCCTTGGATTAAACCAGGTAAACGTAAAGAAAAACCTAAAATTAAAACTTGGTTAGCAAAAGCATTTCTTAATTTAAAAGATAGTGAATTAGATACCCTTATAGAATTAAATACAATAGATGAACTCAAAGACTATGCTACTCAACAAGGACTTACAGATAAAGAAATTGGACGAATCTTTTAAGTGTAAATTTTGTCAAAAATCATTTAAACGTGAACGTACTCTTGCTGTTCACATGTGCCAACAAAAACATCGTTTTAATACAAAAAATGAATTGCCAAATAGAATGGCATTTGAAGCATTTTGTGTATTTCATAAAACATGTATGCCTGGCAATATTTATGGCGAAAAACCGCCATTAGATAAATTTATTAATTCTCCCGAATACAACGGATTTTATACATTCGGAAAGTACCTTACAGAACTTAAATTGCCAAAAGATCAGCAACAAGAGTTTATGAAATTTGTTATGGTTCAAGGCGTTAAGATAAAAGATTGGCCAAAGAGCTTTGTATTAGAAGAATTTATTAAATTATATTCATTAAAAGAAGATCCTAAGAGGGCAGTAGAATCTGTCATATTACTAGCAGAGGAATGGAGTAATGAAAATAATAAACATTGGACAGAATTTTTTGACAAAGTATCCGCGAGTATGGCAACTCATTTTATCATCACCGGACGTATTAGCCCTTGGATTATTTATGGTACTAATGCTGGTCAGCGGATGGTGGATAGATTAAATGAACGAGAATTAGAATTAGTAGTTAATCACATTAATGTTAATACGTGGAAACATAAATTAAAGAAGTATCCTGCATCATTAAATGAATTAGAAATAATAGATAATACATGTAAAATATGACTGATATTGATATCGACTTAAAAAATAGAGAAGATGTGTTGGTTAAGTTAAAACACATACCGGCGAGTATTATAACAGATACTGTAAAAAAACATAATACAGGTGTTTATTTCCACGATATGCCTCATGATCCTAGTACTAATTTAAGTACTATAAATTATAAAGAAGCAGAAGATTTAGGTTATTTTAAAATAGATTTACTTAATGTAAACATTTATGAATACGTTAAAAATGAAGCACATTTAAATAAATTATTAGAAAGAGACCCAGATTGGGATTTGTTATTACATAAAGAAATAGTACAACAGTTATTCCATATACACGACCATTATGATATAGTTGCCCAGATGCAACCTAGATCTATAGATCAACTTGCTATGGTACTTGCTATTATAAGACCAGCAAAGAGACCATTGCTGGGAGAATCATGGCCAGTAATACTACAACAAGTATGGTCCAAACCAAAAGATAATTCATATTATTTTAAAAAGTCTCATGCTATAAGTTATGCATATGCAATAATTATTCAACTTAATTCGCTTTGCGAATTAACTGAATCTGCCGCCTCTTAACCCTTTTTTGCATTACATCTTGTAATGAAATAGTAGGTCCGTATAATATTTCAAAGTCTTTAATTGTAAATGTAGATAAAATAGGTTTAAATGGTGCCCATCGATTACCTAATATAATATTAATAGGAATTGTTCTATTCGATTCCCACCACCATTCTTCACCTAGATCTAAGAAGAGTCTTTTTTCATCTTTTTCTTTTAATTTATTATAAACATAAATTGAGGCTATATTATTACCGACATTCTGTACTATTCCAATGTACTCGTTTGTTCCGTATCTACATAAACTGAGAAATGGGAACTTATCTAAAAATTCTTTAATTTCTGTTTCTAGTTCCATAATTAATTTGCGATAAATATATTTAAGTGAGATAAACGTATGGCAGAAACGCTAACACTATTTAAGTATGATACCAACATCCATTTTATGTTGGCAGATGATATTAACAAAACGGTGAACCCTCCTATGAATAATAAAATTATTAAAGCATATAAAGGCGTCGACAGCGCCTTAAACTTCTTTATCAAAGATAAAGATCGAAAGCCTGTTAGTTTAACATCCGGCACACTTACAGCATATTTAGTAAATCACATAACGGGTAATTTACTATTTTCGAGACTAGTAGAAGAAATAGATAATACTACAGGTCAAGCAAAACTAACAATTAGAAATAAAGATTTAGTAGGTACTGAACCGGGTTTTTATGATCTATCATTAACATTTGAAAATGTTAATGGAGAAACATCAACATTATTTGCAGATAGAGCAGATAATGTAAAGGTAACAGTTGAAGTTAAAGATGGTCCGATTCCAGCATTTTCAGAATCATCAACAATAACATTTACAACTCCCGGAGGAACAGGAGCCAAAGAATACAGTTCAGCAATAGAAGTTGCATCTATTTCTCCTGATACTCAAGGCCTTCATACCTTTGTTGCATACCTAACAAATTATACTGGTAATCTTTCTGTTGAAGGATCAATTGAACAAACAGCCGCAGGATGGTTTCCTATTACAATAGATTCCGGTGAATATAAAGCATATTCTGAATCAACGGCATTGGATCCTATTAATTTTACTGCAAATTTAAATTGGGTTCGATTTGCTCATGATCCAGACGCAGGCAATGCCGGGACGGTTGACAAAATTCTTTATAGAAGTTAAACTATATGTATGAGTATAGTTCTAGATGTAGTTAGATCAAACTTACCGATAGACGCAAAACAAACCCCATCTGGTTGGTTAACAATAAATTGTCCATGTTGCATACATTTTGGACAAGCAAGACCTGATCGACGGCACAGAGGAGGGGTAATGTTTACTCCTGACCAAGGTATCGTTTATCATTGTTTTAATTGTAATTACAAGACTGGTTGGAAACATCCAGATAGATTTTCTGATAAATTTAAAAAATTATTAAAATATTTAGGCATACCTAGATCTGATATACAACGACTTACATTGGAAACAATGCGAGAAGCAGATTTAGTACCTCCAGTAAAAGTAGAAGTACCTGAATATAAAATAAATTGGCCTGAAATAAAATTGCCTTCTGGTTCTAAACCATTAGATCAATGGGAATTTAATCCATTATTTAATAAAGCATTAGAATATATTAGTGAAAGAGGATTAATAGATTTAGCAGATTGGCACTATAGTAATACAGCAATAGGCCAAATGCAAAATAGAATTATATTGCCATATAAATACAAAAGTAAGATAGTAGGTTTTACTGCAAGATGGACGGGAGAAAAACAATATAAATATCCTAAGTACTACCAACAACAACCTAAAGATTTTGTATTTAATTTAGATGCCCAAAAAAATAATAGAAAATATGTACTAGTTACCGAAGGACCATTTGATGCAATTGCAATAGATGGTGTAGCAATAGGTGGCAGTAACATAAATTATCAACAAGCACAAATAATAAATCAATTAGATAAAGAAGTTATATTTGTTCCAGATCAAGATAAAGCAGGTATAGATGTAGTAAGGCAAGCAATATATTATAATTGGCCCGTAAGTTTTCCACCTTGGGAAAAGGTAAAAGATTGTGCAGATGCTGTAAATAAATATGGTAGGCCTTTTACTTTAAAAAGTATATTAGATTTTGTAGAAATAAATAAAACAAAAATAAAAGTAAAAAGCCAATTATGGAAATAGGAATATTTGGATGCTCTCATAGTTTTGGCACAGGAAAAGATTTACTTAAATTAGTTTATGAAGTAAATGCAGATAAAACAGATACCATAGCAACTAAAGGATATGGTGCTATTTTATCAACAATGTTTCCTAACCATAATTTTACATTATATCCTGCTATTGCAGGCGGTAATAAAGAAATTTTGCAAAATTTAACATCTGCATTAGAACAAGACAAATACGACATGTATATTGTCCAAACAACTTCATGGTATAGATTTACATTAGGAGTGTATAATTACACAAACAAGTATTTTAAAATAAATGATAATTTAAAAGCATACATACCTGATGTGAATTCTTATCATAATAAAGAATTAAACCGAGTATATCCGCCTAATTTTTTTGTAAGTTTTTTACCTCATCAAAAAGATAACGAAAAAGAGCTTGGCACAGGATTAGGCAATTGGGTCTATGAGTATGAGTATGACAAAATACCTAATCAGTTTAAGGAAATGGCACAAACATATATACATTTAACTAATGCAATAATTAAAGATCATTTTAGTTCTACACTTTTTTTAAACGAAAATTATATGCTTTTTAATTTATTGCATATGCTTTCTTTAAACAATAATATTTGGTATTTTCATTGGAACCCACCTTTTGGTATGGATAGTGATTTTCGTTTTATTGCTCCGACAGAAAAAAAGAATTACATATTAAATGCAATCGGTGAATTAAATAGTAGATGGAATAAAAAAGATCATAAAAATAAAATATATGAAAATGATGTTTTTAATTTTTTTGTAAAAACATATGGATATAAAAATTTTATAGCTAACATACTATATGGTGGTTCGTCAACTCATGTAAAACATACTGCACATGAAAAATTAGTAGACGTATTATTACAGAATAATAAATTTAAGGAACAATTATGGAAGTAGGAATAATAGGAGATTATCACTCTTTTTCAACAGGGTATAAAGCAATGAAGCTTATTTGGGAGACAGCATTAAATCAGAGTAACCAAAACACAAAAATAATCGATTATACCACTATTATAAAAGCAGATGACGATGATCCTGTGGGGTGGGAAAAATTATTAGCTCAATCTTTTCCATCAGTAACTTTTGAAGTTACACCATGTTGTAGTAATAGAGATATTTTAGATAAATTAGTATTATCATTACAAAGTAGTAAACCAAAAGATTTATATATTGTTCAAACTACAACTTGGTATATGACAAGAATGGGTATTGTTGATAATGATGATTATCAATATAAACCACAACAAAATCTTACATATAATGTTCCAGATCCTCGTAGTTTTATTAAAAAACGATATCCAACAGCATTAGTACCATGGCATCCTGATTATGTTTTTAATAAAATACCGTTTACACCTGGCGGACCTAAGGGAGATGTATCTTCACCTAGATGGATTTCACAAACAGATGCTGATTATTCTATTAGTACTGCCGGATTATTTGAATCATGTTTTACTAGTTGTATTGATAATATAACAGATCCAAGTTTAATCGAAGGGTTAGATGATGCTCATAGGATGAGGGCAATTTATGGAGAATTAGGTAAGGTATTATTACATGATCATTTGGGTTCGCAAGCAAAACAAGAAGAAGTTTTTGCTGAAATGAATTTATTACAGTTATTAAGCCAAACATATGATAATATTTGGTACTTTCATTGGTTCCCCCCGTTAGGTAGAGTAGAAGATTTTAATTATATGGAAGACCCGCACGAAACTGGTGATCGTATATCTGACTTTAGAAAAGAATATCGAAGAGAGACATTAGGATTAAATTACGCAAAATTAGAACAAAAAAATACTAATAAACGTTTACATCCATTTAGTGTAATGGATTGGTTAATTATGACATATAGAGATAAAGTGTTCAATGAATTAGATTTTTTAAATGAAGAAGTACATAATTTAATATTCAAAGAATACATTACATCAAACGACACATTAATGAATATATTAAAAAATGGCTGAAGAAATAAAAGAATATACAGAAGATATGCAAAAACTTTATGTAGAGTTTTTATTATCGGATTCTGAATTATATGCACGATGTCAAGCAATCATTGATGCGGAATATTTTGATAGAAAATTTAGAAAAAGTGTAAAATTTATACAAGAACATATATCGGGGTATTCTGCATTACCGACTACAGAACAAATTAAAGCAGAAACAGGAGTACAATTTACTTTAGTTAAAGATGTCGACGAACGACATCAAGATTGGTTTTTAGATGACTTCGAACAATTTTGTAAACATAAGGCATTAGCAAATGCAATTCTTAGTTCAACAGACTTATTAGAAGAAAATCAATTTGGTGCTGTAGAAAAAATGATTAAGGATGCAGTCCAAGTTAGTTTAGCAAAAAATTTAGGTACAGATTATTATGTCGATCCAGCAGAAAGATTACGTAATTTAAAAACATTAAATGGTGGAACAAGTACTGGTTGGGAGACAATGGATTCTAAACTATTTGGTGGTTTTAATAAGGGCGAACTTAACATATTTGCAGGCGGAAGTGGTGCAGGTAAAAGCATATTTTTACAAAATCTTGCATTAAATTGGTCGCTAATGAAATTAAATGTTGTGTATATTAGTTTAGAATTAAGTGAGGATTTAACTGCGATGCGTATGGATGCAATGAATACAGGGTATTCAACTAAGGAATTATATAAAAATTTAGACGATGTAGATTTACGTATTAAAATGCAACGTAAAAAAGCAGGAGCAATACAAATAGCACAATTAGTTAGTGGTTGTACAGGAAACGATATACGAGCATATTTAAAAGAATATACAGTACAAACAGGTATAAGGCCCGATGCTATAGTGATAGATTATTTAGATTTAATGATGCCTGCACAAAAGAAAGTACCTCCAAGTGATTTGTTTATTAAAGATAAATTTGTTAGCGAAGAACTAAGAAATTTAGCAGTAGAATTGGATATATTATTTGCAACAGCATCGCAGTTAAACAGAGGTGCAGTAGATGAAATAGAATTTGATCACTCACATATAGCAGGCGGTCTTAGTAAAATACAGACAGCAGATAATGTTATTGGTATTTTTAGTTCAAGGGCAATGCGAGAACGAGGGCGAATACAAATACAATTTATGAAAACTAGATCTAGTAGCGGAGTAGGACAAAAAATAGATTTAGAATTTGATGGAAGTACTTTACGAATATCTGATTTACCAGAAGGTGAGGAAGAAAGCCCAGCAGAAGATATATATGCAAAACTTAAAAAGAAGTCAACACTTTCAAAAGTAAAATCTGGATTAACTGATAACCAAGTAGTCGACAATACAGTAGACCATACAGATAAATTGCGAAAAATGTTAAAAGGCATGGAATGAAACAAGACGAACAATTTAAACATGCTAATTATTTTACTACAAATGTAGAATGCGATCAACTTAATACCGCTGATGCAGAGGCTAATAAGATATTACTTAAAATATACGGAGGCATTGGTGATGTATTAATGTGCCTGCCTATATTACGTAAATTATCTGAATTGCACATAGTAGATATAGCACTACGAAATGCCGATAATTCAGATATTGGTGAATGGACAGAAGAAATAATACAACATAATCCTTATGTTAATAATGTCTATACATGGAATTATTGGACTACCCATTTAAGTGAATTACGAATATATCGAAAAGTTGTTGTTTATAATCCCTTTCCATATGATCAAGAAATGTTTTATGCACAACCCACACATAGAATAGATTTAGCCGCTGAGTTAATGGGAATTACAGATTGTAACCCGCATGATATAAATGTTCATTTAACAAATGATGAAAATGTATGGGCGTATAATAAATTAGAATTTATTAAAAATCCTGTAGTTATTCAACCAACAGTATTACGAGATCCATGGCCCAATAATATGGGCAAACAAATTCCGTTAGACATTTATCCTAGACTTTTTAAAGATTTTCCTGAACTAACATTTATAGGTATTGGTTCAACAAAAGGTAATAATGGTGATGGAATGGATTTAGGCGAATGGGATAATTATGTATCTTTTATGGACCAAACAACAATTAGACAAGCAATTTCATTATTAAAATGGTCAAAATTTCATATTATTCCTGATAGTTTTTTAGGACATGCAAGTGCCGGATATAACAAAAAGGGTATAGTTATATTTGGTTGTACATCTCCTCAAGTATTTGGATATAAAAATAACTATAATCTTTGGTATGCACCTCCATGTGCTCCATGTAGGATACAATCAGAACCATCAGAATGGCATAAAGAATGTTGTATTAAAGACGGAGTACCAGTAGAGTATGATAATTTAAAACGAAATGTTAAGAAATTAATAACTGAAGAGCTTTCAGGAGTGCTTGACCCTGAGTAGGATGCACATCTCTGCCACTTGCCATTAAATTAATGGCGGCAGAAGCATTGTCTTTTAGTTGAGGACCTAATTGAGGATCAGGATGCAATGCCGACGGATCTAAGCCTTGTATAGCACCAATAACACCAGATGGATCAGCAGGTTCTTCTGCTTGGGCTATTGATTCTTCGTCGGGGGCAGGTTGCCAACTTGCTTGAAATGGGCTTGCTTCATCTATATCGAACGCTCTCATAACAATATTTAGCTAAATATTATATAGTTTTAAGAGGATTGTATATGACATCCACAAAGAGTTTATTTGAAGAAATTAGCTCGATTGCAACTAAACGAGATAATTCGTTATTAGTTGAATCTAGAGCAGAACATATTATTGCAAGTGTTATTAATTTAATACATTTAATACAAGAATCGTATTCGCAAGACCAAGCGGCAGATTTAAATAAACGATTAATTAATGCAATACGAACTGAAGATATACGAAAGTTCACTAGAGGCATGCGTAAAATAAAAGAGCAGGTCGAGAATGAAAATTAAAGATATTTTAAATGATATAAGCCCACGAATAAAGGCAAAAAAAGATTTTACAACAAAACGATTTAAAAGGCGCAAAGGAAAAGGTTTTCATTCCAAACCAGATTTTCTTGACCACAAATTTAAAGTTTCTAATATTACAAAGCGAATAAAAGGCGCATTGTGTGATGACATTAACAACGATACAGAATGAATTAGATCTTCTAGCAGAAGAAAAACAAAGTGGCTTTCAATTTATTAATACTTTAACTGAAAGCCGATTGTTTAGGCAACCCCAAACTTTAAACAATTTAGGCAAACAAGGTTTAAAAGACTTAACTTTTTTATATATACTTTTATTATACATATTATATAACGAACCCGAAACACACGACAAGGCAGTACTTTACGCTAAACGAACAAAATCGTACCGAGACTTTGAAACTTTTTATATAGGCGGAACAGATTTGTATCTGCTTATTAACGCTAACTTAGGCTCGATTAATAAACCGCTATTACTTATGTTTCTTGATCGCTTGGCCGGTGCAAGTATAGAAAGAGAATTTGTACATAGATTTTTTTTAAATGCACAAAACACATTACGAGTAAACAATAGTGTATTAAGATCTGCTAGAAGATACGTTCAAGATTGGCATATAATGGGGCAACAACGCAAATACCAAACAATGACACAAATATTATCATTTGTACGAACAAAAGCAAGGTACATAGAAGTTTATGATGATATAACTGAAATACAACGAAAATACTCATAATTTGATAAATAAAAATAACAAGTAAAGTTTTAAGGAGATTAATTATGGCTTTAGACGACAACGCAAGAAGTGTACCTACGAATGCAACATATGGTGCACCTATGTTCTTGTACAAACTAGCATGTACAGCGATTCATACTAATCACGCTAATTCAGATTCTGATTTTCAGAAATGCCTTAGTGCAATTGGGCAGTGGACAACCGTACTGGCATGGGAAACCCCAGCAAGTAATGCCGCATATGTTTTATGCGAAGGTGGACCTGATTTAGAATCAAACACACCTGGAACCGCTACTGACGGAACTATTACTAACGCTGAAGGCGGACAAACAAATAGTTGTGTTATTACTAAACATGTAACGTTTGAGTAATAGTATATAGAATTAAGGCGTCTATTTTTAGGCGCCTTTTTTTATGACCGCTAAATACGAATAAAGGTTACATGGCAACATTTCATGACGCCGGAGAATTTATCGGCGCAAATATTGAGTTCTTTTCAATATTCAGTTTAATAGATTTTTCAGATTCAGATATGGGTGCTAATGCATCGCCCTATAAAGGCGACGGCACCAAATTAGATTTAACAAATATAGAATCTAAACCATATCATCAAGCACAAAATTTAAACATTCTAATTCAGTCTATTGGTTTTAGATGTCAGCCTGTAATGATATCTGTAAATTCTCAGTCAGTTGGTATTACATCATTTAATAATGCTCATAACGTAAATTTAGGTTCAACGTATACAGGCACCAAAACATTATGGACAGTAAAATTTGCAACAGAAAATCCTGGTGCATGGAATATTATATTGTTACAAAATGAGCTATACAGCATGCCTATAGAAGGATCAGCTAGTTTAACTGACTCAACTAGTAATATTATTGGAAATATAATAAATACTAATATTGATGATAATGTCAACAGAAACACTATCATCGAAATGGCTGAAATACTTTAGGCAAATACTGGCTCCAAGTCGATATTACTATATCGTGTAATTAGTGATAAACACTAGTAAAAGTGATTTGGATTATGAGTGGAATAGAAAAAACGAGCTTAGAAGCTCACGTAGAAATTTGCGGCGAACGATATACTCGTCTAGAAGACAAATTAGACGAAGTTGTGAGACGCATAGAACGTAGTTATGTACGATTTGATAAAATGGAGCAATCTGTAAGTGTTATCAAAGAGTATGCCACAAACCATCATACTGATAGATTTAAAGCTATTGATGATAAACAAACTGCCTTGGATGTTCGTATATCAAATGTATTAAAACTAATTTTATCTGGTGCAATTCTAATTATTGGAACATTAGTCGCTGGTATCTTTACATTACTTCCCTAATAACAATAAATACAATAACAGGAATTAATAAATGCACATTATCGAAGTAGCAGAGCCTCTTATTGAAACAAAAATTGTTTGGGCAAAAAAGGGCAAAAACAATATTACACGAAAATACAGATGTTCTTTCGGTAAACGAAAGGGCAGAGTTGTTGCAAGTCCAATGCAATGTTCCGCTCCTATTGATATGAAAAAACGATTCCAACTTAAAAAAACAAAAGCAAGATTAGGTTCAAGAATGGCACGAAAAGCAAAGAAAACTAAACGATTTAATCCTGCAAGTAAAAGAGTAAGGGCGTTAAATAAACAATGAAAGCATTATTAGCATTAAATGAAAGCACTACAGCAGAAATAATTGCTGATTTATTACAGATACCACCAGAACAAGCACAAGAATTGGCAGGTCAAATGCGGCTTAGCGAAATATTAAGTCTTGTTCAAGAACTTAAAGCAAATAATATGTGGGAAGCAAACGAAATTGTTAAACCTTACATAGCAGAATTAGGGTCCGGTACCCAATCACAAGGACTTGGTGTTGCTAAAAAGGCTCCAAAAAATGTTCCAGTACCACCAGCAAGCAGTGGACAAGCAGGAACAAGCAATCATCATCCGCCAAATAATGTATCTAGTTCTACTACAGGATCACAAAGACCTAATATTTCAGGACCTGAAACTCCACCAGGCGAACAAGCACCTAATTATACAATGGATATAAAGAAAGATGGACAACAAATAGCATCTTCCGATGTTGGACCAGATGGAGCGGCTAGAGCAATTAGAACAGGGCCAAAAAGTTCTGGTAAAGGGCAAGGATTGGCGG